AACCATCTTGATTTTTAATTACAAATACAATATAATCTTTTTTATGCTCAGCTCGTAAGTTTGAAATGGCTTTCCAAATATAAACAATGTTTGGTGAACTATTAATTAAATTTTCTTCATGATCGAGTTTTTGATTATTGTCAATTGTATTTTTATTCATCGCTAAATATTTATCACAAATGTAATTTAATCCATCAACAACCCAAATTTTTTTTGTTTTATCAAGACTACCTCCATTTATTTTAGTTTCATTTTCTTCACATTCGCTTGTTTTTTTATTATTAGATTTCTCGTCAATATTATCAGATTCTTCATTAATATCTAATTCTAATGGTGGATCTGGATCACCTCCTATAAATGGAATTTTTTTTCCTGCGATTGACATTAATAATAATACAGCTACTATTATTAGAATAACCAATAATAGATAAAGAACATATACATATTCCATTCTATTGATTTATAATAAAGTAAAAAAGAATGTTATTTATATATAGTATTATATTTTACAGATTTAATCTTATTTTTGGGTTGAAAATGGATATTCAAACAAGATTAAAAAATTCAGAATTTAGAAAAGAAGTTTTGGGAATTTTGCAAGCTTCAAAAATTCATGATAAAGTTGAAGGTTCAAAATTTATAAATGAAATTCCAGTATCTCAGATTCAAGATATTTATATGGTAAATATTTGTAAGTTAATACAAGATATTGAATTTTCACTTAGTAAACAATATATGATTAAAAATAATACAAAGTTACTACATGATATTGTAATATTAGCATTATGTAAAGCTCGTAAAGGTAAAAATTTTGATGATTATTATGATGAAATTATTGCTGATATAGAAAAAAATTTAAAACTATCAAATAAAATATTTATCGAAATCTAAATTTAACTTGGTAGTAATAATTGAGATGAATGATTATGTTTTTTAATATAATAATATTGAATAAGTGTAGTAATCATAATTACCCATCTAGTCATTAAAAATAATATAAATAAATAATACAAAATTACTTGAATAAATGATTTATTCAATTTTTTTATGAATTATTCAGTGTTATAATATTATTGATTGAAATATAGAACAATAACATTAATATAAAATGTCTGAGCTTAAAACATATAAAATAAATTATTTTACTCCGAAAGAACGAGAAGAATTAATATCGAAAGGATTTGTTCTTGATGAAGATGCAAAAATTTCGGAGTCTATTGGTAAAGATCAAAGTCTTCGAGATATTTATAAAAATATAAAATCTGAATATCTTGGAAAGAACTGTGTTAGTGAAAATTGTAAAAATTATAATAAATATATTAATAAAAAACCTCCTTATGTTTTTTATGCAGATATTGGTAAATATGAAAAAGGTGATGATGGTTTTTTATATTTTGTTCTTCCTGCACAAACTAAAATGTATAAAGGAACTAAATATTTTTATAGTTCATTTCCTAAAACACATTTTTGGGTAGGTTGTCAAAAACTTGCGATGGATTACGGTGAATGGTATGGAGGAGGTTTAAATATTTATCAAAATAAAAAACCAATAAGATTATTCGTACTTAATAAAGAAAATTTAGAAAAAGTTTACGCAGAATCTAATGATAATCATGCGAAAGAACTTTTACAAATGATTTATGGTGTTAATATAGATATTGAAGAACAAACTAAGTGGATTTGTAAAAAAAATCCACAATGGTGTGGTAAAGTGTGGTTATATGATGAGCATATTAGTCTTAGACCAGATCCTAAACCAAATAGATATATGCCTGTATGGGGTAGTAATTTAATTCATGATTATTTTTATGAAAAATATCATTTTGATGGAACATTTTTAGAATATTTTATGTCTCCATTTCGTGAAATAATGGATGAAGAAATTAGTTTAAATATTGGTATTGGTCAAAATGGTGAAGACTTGTCTCAAAATATTGAAATGATTAAAAATGATCCAGATTATTGGGAAAATTGGAATTTAGATTTACCTAATGAAAAAGATTTTTTATTAAATGAAACTTATCCACCAAATATGGGATTTAAAGTAAATGATTGGTATAAGTCTGTTGAAGTAACAAAAGAACTTTTTGATAATTATGATAATTTAAATCAAAACAAATTGGCTGATAATAACCAACAAAATATTAAAATATTGAGTTATAATGTTCATAATCTTGTTAGCGCAAATATATTAATTGATAAAGAAAGAGTATTTAATAATCTCATGAAATTGCTTGAATTATCGAATGCTCATATTATTTTCTTACAAGAATTCCCAGAAGAATATGTTGGTAAAATAAAAGAAATAAAAAAATATCAACATATTATTACAACAAATGGAGCTGATGATTTAAGATTAGTAGCACTTGTTGATCTTAAAAAATGTAAATTTGCTAAATTCGACATTTTAAAAGATAGAAAAAGATCTCAAAGAAATAGCATTTTATTACATTTTGGTTTTGACAATAAAATGATAAAAATTATTGGAACTCATTTAGAAATAGGTAAGAAATTTATGAAAAATACTAGATTTGTAGAATATGCTGATTTTTATGATATTTATAAAAAAAATATTAGACTACGAATTGAACAGTTGGATAAAATATTAGCTCATTCACCTGATATTATTATTGGCGATTTCAATTTTACTTCTTCCGATCCTGAAATGAAAATAATTGAATCAAAAGGATATTCATTTAATCCTAATAATTATACTTCTATACATCAAAAGAAAGTTGATTATGCATTTGCTAAAAAAAATATTAAAGGTAATGAGAAAATTATTAATTATTATGAAAGTGATCACAAACCTATTTTGTTTGAAATAAATGAGATAAATGAGATAAATGGTATAAATAATGAAAAAAATGGTGGCTTTAAAATTAATGGTGGTCGTACTGATGAAAAGTTATTGGGTAAAGATTGGTCATTATTTTCTAATCTATCATGGAGTTGGATAATTATATTGTTCATTATATTGTTTTTATTTATATTCTGGTACATAGCCTATGATGAAAGATACAATGAAAAAAATAAAAGAATAATATCATATGATGGTGGGTATGATAATCGATAATTCTAATTATGTCTTCTTGATCTTCCTGGTGCTTTACTTCGTTTTTTTAAGTGAAATTTTTGTTTCATAATTTTTTCTTTATAGTTAGGAAACATAATATATAATTGCTCTTTAAGTTCAGTATCATTAAATTCAGCTAAATTGATTTTTGCATCAAAACGACCAGCTATAATTAACGCTGAATCAATTTGTGTATCAATTGTTGATATATTATTACCGGCTGTTGCAGTTGCTATTTCAAAATATCTTTAACAGCATCAAAGAATGAAGCCATTTGATTTTAAATGTATTAGAGGTTTTTACACTTAGTATTGATATATAAAATTTATACAAAAAAATCAAATTTGATTTATTGATATAAAATTATAGTATTTATTATATATAAGTTTTAAGCATAAAACCTTAATCAAAATGAAATGGTCAAATATTATTGCATATTATGGTGCTAAAATTAATGAAACCGCGAAATCTAAAGATCCAAAAAACAAATTTATTATCGGGTCGTATCAAAAAATTATCGCAACATTAAAAGATGAATTAGAAGGTGTCTATGATGATGAAATTGACGAAGATACGTTGAATGGTCTTAATATTAGTGATCATATGAAAGCAAAGATTAAGTATTTTAATGAAAATCCTCGGGAAGTCACAAAATTAATTGATAAAAATAATAATGATAGTAAATCAGCAAAAGATAAAAAGAATGACTCCTTAAAATTACAATTATTAGAAATATTAGGTATTGGTGATGTTAAAGCTGATGAACTTATTGAAGCTGGTTTAAAAACAGTTGCTCAATTGAAAATGAAAAAATATCAAGAATTGTTACCTGATACTGCTAAAAAAATGTTATTATATCCACCTGATAGAAAGATCCCACATGATAATATCAAAGCTGTTGAACCAGCAATCTTAAGTTTATGTGATTCAAAGGATGGTTGCTTATCAACTGTATTAGTTGGTAGTTATCGACGTAAAACAGCTGCATCAAGAGACATTGATGTTATGATTGTAAGTGATGATGAAAAAATTTTAGATCGTTGGTTAGCTAAAGCGCGTTCAACATTTAAAGAAGATAATATTATTCCCTATGCTAATGGTCCTGATAAATTAAGTATTTTAATTAGATTTGATCAAGTATTTCCTTCCCCAAGTAAACATCTTGGAGTTTATAAACTTGATGTATTTAGAGCTCCTAGTGATAAAGCACATGCAATGATGTTATATGCAACTGGATCAAAAGATCATAATATTCTTATGAGAAAAAAAGCAAAATCTTTAGGATTGCTACTTAATCAAGATGGTTTATTTGATAGAAAAACTGACAAATTAATTCCAACATCAAGTGAACGAGATATTTTTGAATCTCTTGAGATGGATTACAAAGAACCTTGGGAACGTAATTGAAGAAAATCATATTCTCTGTCTTTTAATATACTATTTATATAAATTGAATTTAATAAATTGAATTTAATAAATTGAATTTAATAAGTTCATTTTAATCATATAGATTATGTGTAATAATATTGTTTAAAAATATCATTTAGCTATTATCAATATTATAAATTATTATCAATATTATAAATTATTATCAATTATGGGTAATTCATCAGTAAAAATTGATATTTCTCCACAACTACAACAATCTATTTTACTTCCAACAAATATAAATGTTTTAAGAGATTATGAGCGTTTAAAAGATATTAGTAATAAAATTAAAAATATTATTAATGAAGAACCACATTATTTCGCATTTGCAGAAGAAGATGTATATGGTTGGTGTATCTTATCTGATAATTTGGCACTTGATATTTATGATTATATCACAAAAAAAGAAAAAAATAAATTATCTGATAATGCAATAAATATTATAAATGAAGTTATTATTGATTTATTTCCGAAAGAACAAAAAATACAAAATAATACAGTTGTTCAAAAAAAAGATATATTAGTTAGTGGGGGAGCTTTATCATCTAATATTATGCTTAATATTATTAAACATAACAAGCGTTTCATTGACTTATTTAACGATTACATTAATAATATCTAATTTATTAACGAAAAATTTTGTTTATTTCCGGTATTAACTATTTCAGATGAAATAAATGCAGAATAATATTCCAAATCTCTATTAATTATTTTTTTATTAATTTTATATGAATTTATTTTTTGAACAAATGATTCAACTGTAAATTTATCAATTCCTAATGTTAAATTATATTCGGTATTTTGTGGTAAAGGTATATTAACTTGCATTTCTAAAGATGGATTTTTTGAAATTATCATAATATACTTTTGTAAATAATTGATAATTTTAGAATCATTTTCATCAATGGAATTATAATATTTTTTAAATTCAGTTGTTGCTATAAATTTATAATTAATATTACCTGGTAGGCTATATTCAGATAAATTATTATTTTGGTCTATAAGTTTATTTTGAACAAAATTTTTATATAGATATTTATCATTTATAACATTTTGCTTTTCTTTTTGATTTTTTGGAAGGAAATACATAAACCAATCTTTAAATTTATCATTTGAAATAATATTTACTCGAATATTTTTTTGTTTAAATTCAGAGAATAAACATAATAGTAAATAATCATCAAAACCAACCAAAAAATGACATAATTTTAACCTCTCATGTAATTCTTTTGGAAACCAATTGTAATGTATCCCGATTCTTCTTGATATATCAATAAATTCTGAAACTTTTTTTGATTCATTAGCAATACATTGCAAATATTGTGTTTTTATTTGTATATGTTTTTCCAATTCATTAATATAATTATTAACCATATTTTTCCAATTAGGAATTACAATATTTAAATGAATATCTGACGATTTAATTGGATTTACAAATAGATTTTGATCTATTGTATTATAAAAATTATCATTTATAGATACATTATCAGATGGTATAATATTAGATAAAATATCTATATTTAATACATCAAATGTAGATGTTGTATGAGTAGCATCGTATAAGCTAGAAAGTGATATAGTGTCTTCAGGATAATGATTTATATTATTAAATTTTGTTTTCATCGTTAATGAAAAATGATTAAGAGATATTAATTTAGCCATCATAATTATATTCCTGAGAATAATAGGCTCACAATTATATATTTTTTTTATAAATGTCGCTAATTTAAATAAAACTATTGGAACATTCTTTAAAAGTATTTTGATAAAAGGGTGTCTTTTATTAATATTTATTAATTCTGATAATATATCAGAATTTATAATATTGTCTGTTTGATATGAGTCGAAATCATATAAATTTTGATACGTTATTTTTTCTGTAATATAGTAAATATCAACGCCAATATAAATTTCTGAGTTATTGGAGTTTAACTCAGAAATTGATGAATAATAAATATCAATAATATTTACTAAAATATAATTCTTGTTAAAATTGTACATAAAGTTATTTAAACCATATAATAAACATAGATCATTTTCCAAGCTATTAGATTGATTGAAATGTATACCCCATTCTTGCATATTTTGTAATGGAAATGGATATTTTTTTAGTATAAAATTATTATTATAACCTAATAAATTGTCACTACATGCATCAATAGTTTTATATGTGAAAATATTATATTTATTAGGATAATATGCAGATAACATAATATCTATATATATGTTTCGATCATTTGGTGTAGTGTAATTGTATCCAAATAAATTTTTTTCATCACTTTGAACTATTTTACATACGGGACAGTTTAAACATAATGATAATATGTTGTTTATATCTTTTCTACGATAATCTCCTAGTAAATTTAATGCAGTTCTATATAAGTTTTCATAATCATATATATTTACATCATTTTTAATTTCATTATCGTCTAAAATAGATGTTCCTTTTAACCCTCCTATTTTATTATTCTTTTGAATGAAATGTTTACTAATATTATAATCAAAAGATATCCCCAGCAATATTACAATTATTATAATAAGTATTATAAGTAATAAAAATAATATTGTATTCATTATATCATTTAACTATTATATTAGTAATAATATTGTTTTAAAATACTTAAAAAAATATTGTTTTAAAATACTTAAAAAACTAATTTGTAAGTGGGTCTTCACTAATATTTGGTGGTGGTGCATTTGGATCATTTTTCATTTGCATAAGGATTAATTGAGGACTTAGATGATTTTCTTTTATATGGGTAATATAATCATTAACTATTTTTTTCTTATATCCAGAAGCAGCCATATGTTTAATTAATGCTTGCATTTGTCTTTTATATTCAGGACTTTCAACTGATACTTCAGTAAGTTGTGGTGCTTCACCAGAACCAACACCTCTATTAGAATTCCAAATATTATTGAATCCATTGGTGTCATTTACATCAAAACCAGCAATTTCAGTGTCCGCAAATGAATCATTGGAAGATGAACGCAACCAACTTAAATCTAAATTTGGCGCTTCATGTTCTATCTTTCCATCAAGAGCTGGATCTGTTAGACGATCTTTTTTCCATTTGATATTTAAAATCCAAATGATTAACACGAATAAAACTAAAACAACTATATAATGCCAGTCTTCCATCTTTTGATTGATTTTGTACTTAGAAATTAATAATAAGTATATTATTATAAATTATCTTACAATACTATCTATTAAATTTGAATATATTATTAGTAAACAATATTATTTAACAATATTATTTCTCTAACAAAACTAATAATGGACGAACAAAAATTTTTAGGTAATCATCAAGAAAACTTTGAACAATTTATTGAAGGTGACAGATATATTTCTGATGAAGAATGGCTAGAATATAATAGACAATCTTATAACAAAATGATAATTGCAGAACAAACTAATCCAGATTGGTGTTATGTATGATGGTTATTAGCAAAAATGTATTTAAATTATCATAATACTTTTGGTATGGAAGATAGAGAAATATTGCAATAGCTAGACAATTATTATATGATTTATTGAATGTTCATGGGTTAGTATACGCATTTGAAGAACTTAGAGACTATTGTTTTGATAATTTTAAAGAAAAAATAAAAAGAAATCTCGAAGGGCGAAGAGAAGAAATTACTCTTGATGACATTACAAAATTATTTGAAAGCTGAGAAAACTAATGAGAATATGTTTATTAATATCTATTGATTAATAATTACAAATATGTAGAAAGCAATTTTTGAGCATAAGAAAGATGATCACTTTCAAAATTCCGAATGTTTGCGACTACCAAACCTCCAGGAATTGAATAATATATTTTTTTTAATCCATAATGTTTTAAAACTTTAGTGCATTCTGCACAGGGTTTACTGTCTAGCAAATTGCCAAGCGAGTCGACCCGAATAACAACCATATTAGCCCTATAAAATATACCACGGTTCCCTACATAGAGCTTTCCGAATAGCAGCTACTTCAGCATGAGTACTACAACAAGTAGCACGTCCATTGATATGAGCGAATACTTTGTTATATGTACGTTCACTATTAATTGCTGATGTAATGATTTTGCTTCCAATAACAACAGCTGCTGCATGTCGTTTGTTTAATGTGCTTTGCAAAGCCATAATTTTCAACTTGTTGACGATTGCTTGAATTGTCATTGTTATTTTTTTGGTTAAATATTTAAAATTAAAGTCTAATGTTATTTAGTTAAATAAAAAAATCAAATTTTTTATTAGTAGAATTTTTAAAAATGAATTTTAATGTTATTATATTAAACTAATATAATGGGTTCAGTTAATAAAACGGAAATCAAAACAGAAATTAAAAGTATTACTTTTATTGACAATGAAGTAGAAAATATCATTCCAGTACATGTCGCTAAATTTAATAGAGAATGATTAATAAATTATTTTAATTCCTATATAATTCTAAGCTCATTGGTATTTCTTTTTTCTTTGATCATAGCCCCAACCTTCAGATAAACCCCGTTGAATAACTATCTCAATTTTATTCAATTCTTCAATCCACCAGTTTGCACCAGGAAAGAATTGTTGTTCTTTTAATAATTTTGCAATCATATTTTGCAATTTTTGAATCTCTTCATTACGTTCGTGATATGCATCATCACTGATTTGAGATTGATTAAGTAATAAGATATATCGATAATTTAGATTTTCTGGATTTTCTAAAGCTTCGAATTTAATCATGTGAACTGGTATATATTGCGGATCATTAATAATTTCAGTTCCAATTTTAGGATAATTATGAGTTTCCAAGATTTTAGCTTGTTCTTCTTTTGTTTTTCTTGCAAGGCTAAATTTTGGTTCAAAATTTTGACTAGGATCCCGACGAGTTTCATCACAAAATTTTTGAATTAATTGAAGTTTATAAATTTGTAATTCGTAAATAATTAGTGTTCGAATGAATCTTTTTTCATATAATGCTTTTCTAGCAATAAACCAACTTCTGAAGATTTCATCATAATTCTTAAATTCTTTAATATATTCCGAATCACCATCGATGAAATTTAAACTATCGTGAATAACAGTTCTAAGTTTAAAATGTTCAATTACACCATCGAATACTTCATTTTTATAATGATTTAATTCAGGATATGCACCATTATTAAGTTCAACATAAATCTCAATATCTTTATCAGTACTACGGTCATCAACATCTGAAACATGTTCTTTATCGATAAGAGCAGCTGTCAAAAATTGCCATGCTTCCCAAACAAATTTACTGTTATCAACACTATCGAGCTGAATTTGAAATGCATCTTCATCATTCATAATTTTATCAAGTTCCATACTTAATTCATTACCATGATTTTCATTAAAAACAGAATTGTAAAATTTATTTTCAGGTTTATTTAATGCAGGTACACTTGATAATTGCATTAAAGTTGTAGAAGTAATAATAACTGGTTCAGATTCTTTTTTCTTACGTCCTCTAGTTTTCTTTTCTTCATTAGCTTTAGGTTCATCAGTTGTCTGTCTTTCCAATTCCCAAAGTTTTTTAGCTTCACTACGAGCTTTATCTTCGGCTTTTTTAAATTCGATTTTACGTTTTTCAATAAGCTTACGATTACCATATGAATAATTATTAGATGAAATACCATGTGGTAATTCAGTAATACAAATAGTATTAGATTTTTTATCATATACATATGTACCAACTGAGTATAACTTAATTTTTGGAGGAACATTCGGATCTTTTGATGGAATTGGAACTTCTTTAAACGTTCCTTTCCAATTAGTAGTATCCATTTTCATATATTCCAATGGACAATATAAATTACCATCATCTGGAAAGTAAGCAGGTGGTTGTTGACCAGCATTTTTATAGGTTGTAATATTAACCTGTGATAAAACTTGAACAACTTTCAATCCATTCATATAAGGATTAGTTGCTGTTATCTCATTTTTTTGTTCTCCTTCATTATTTTGTTGTTTTTCACCTAATGAGATGATTTTAAAGCTTTGAATAGCTGTTCGAATATTTCTAATAACAGATTTCCAATCACGAGCCCATGTTCGAATATCCCAACCATGTGCTGGATGGTGTTGAGTTTCTAGTAATGCCATTGGAATAATAGGTAAATAATATTTAGGTTCACATCGTTTACCTTCTTCAAATACATATGGAAGTAAATAATCGTCCTCTTCAGGAAATAATAAATCTGTAATTTTAGTATTTTGTTTAAGTTCAAGATATCTAGGTTGTCCAGCATCAGATCCACCAAAATTTCTTGAACCAAATCCTTCAGCGATTGTATTACCTAGAAAAACTGGAATTAATCTAGGGAAAAATTCTTGACCCATTTTTGTAATACTGTCTGTAATAGCCATATCTCCATGATGATGATGCATGTCAGAACGTACTCGACCAGCAAGTGCTGAAACATTAATTGTTTCTGATCTATTCATTATACGTCTAGCAGTTGTAAAGATTTTTCTTCTTGTATTAAGGAATCCATCATATACATGTGGAAGCATACAAGTAATCTTATAACGTTTATATGATTTGGTATCAATTGCTAAATGATGACTTACAGAGATGTAATGTGCATTTTCTGCAAAATCCAAATTTACCGGAGTTCTTAGATGTTCTTTACGAGCATCACTTGATTTGCCAAAATATTGTTCGAAAAGTTCTTGACTTTTATCATCTAAACAATATACATGAAGATTTTTCTCAAAATTGTAGAAAATATCCTTAATATCATCCTTATCATGTCTGGCTAATCCTTTATAATAATGGGTTTCATATTGTTTGGTAAATAATTCTTCATTTATTCCAAGTGATGTCCGCCATTTCTGAAAAGCTGATACACTATTAAAACTATGAACTTTACTAGTTGTTTTATGAGTTGCTCTAATAATAGGAGTATTAAGTCTTCGGACATATCCTTTTTCAATTAAAGCCGGCCAAAATACCATAAAATAATTTAGAATTAAACTTGTAATATTTCCTTTACCATCCTCATCTTGATCTGTTGCAAGAATTACAGCACCATAGTTAAGTGTTTTCATATCTTCTTCAGAACGATAATCTTTTTTATCGTCAAGATTAAGAATATGATAAAGTCCTTCGAGTCTTTCATTATCACGAATAGCATCGCTGTATAAGACAACTTTTTGACCTGTTTTAGGATTTACAATAGTTTTACTAAATTTTCTTGCATTCATAGGAACACCTTGAATATTATAATATCCATAATAATCATATGTAAAATTTGGTAATGATTTATCAGTAAGAGCTTTGTTAATTAAACCTGATGCACTATCACCTTCAGGAATAAATAAGCTACAATGCTGAGCTTTAGCTTTATATTTACTATATTTAGCAGGGCGGTATTTATCAATAATAGGTTTTTTACGTTTATTAGCACCAGTTCCATTTTCAAGAATATCAGACATAATAAATTGCTCACAAATTGACCAAATTTCTTTTAGTTGCTTAGCACTAAATTTATATCCTTCATATTGTTTGATTTTATTACCAATTCTTTCTTTGGTTTGACTATCAACAGACGGTTTATTAATTGGACCCACCATAACAATATAAATATTATTTTTGATACGTGTTTTAGTTGCTTCAAGTAATTCGGTAATTTTACCAATTTCAATTGAAAAATATCCAATAATTTGGTCGACAAGATAATCAATATGAGTACCACCATCAATAATATACATACCATTTACAACAGACATTTGTTCAAATTTCTCAGACATACTTGGACCAACACAAACATTCCAAATTAATGAATTACCTTTTTCATCTACTTGGTCAGGACTTTTTAATTGGGTTCCATATACGTATGTTTTTTTGATTACTTCTAACTTTTTATCATTTTTATTTGATTTATTAAAATTTAATGAACGATCATTTGCATTGATTTGATTGTTCGACATATTTAGATCATTGATGTCAAGTGTAAAACCTGGCATAATAGGAGCAATTGGTTTTTTATTATCATCATTAGTGTTATCATCATTAGACTCATCAGTAGGATTAATATTAATCATTTTAAGTTCTGGTGCAAACATTTCACCAAGATCACCAATATTTTTAGCAGGAATCAATTTATTCTGGAAAAATACCTGAACATTTGTATATGATGAAATTTGATAAGCTCGAGTTTTAATAAGTTTTTCAATTGTTACAAAATCAGCATAATTCGGATTGGGGTAATCAAGTCTTTTATAATCTGGTTTAAAAATGAGCATAGTATAAGGATCAATAGGTTGTGTTGATTTGGATAAATCTGAAATTACTGGATTATGAATAGTTCTGGCTCCATTTTCCATACGCTGCTTGTAATGCAATTTTCGTACTTGATCTACAGTTTCAATTGTAAAATGTTCAGAATAATAATTTGTTAATTTCATTCCAGCTCCATTTACTCCACCAGTAATATGAATTTTTCTAGAATGTAAATTATTACCAGTATTAGGTTGTTCGCTCAAAAATTGAGGAAGCCATTTAGTAATAACCCCGGGTTCTTGCGATGGTTTATCACTTGGTAATTTTAAATGCCTATCACTTGGTTCACCGTTTCTATCAAATTTAATTTCAACAGGATAAACAGGAATACCAGGACCATTATTTGCAACAGTAATAACACCAGAATATACATCAAATAAAATCTTAATGTATGTAACTTTACCTGGATTATTTGTACAATGATCAGATGCATTAACTAAAATTTCATCGATAATTTTATAACAAGCAGGTGTATAAGATAATTTAGAGCGAATAAATTTAGGTTTATCAACTCTTTCTTTACAACTATTATCATCAACAATATAAAATTGTTTTTCAATTTGTTCTTGAAAACCTGTATACATTTCTTTCATTCTCATAAGATCTTTTTGACTCATCATTGTATGATCGCGAGTTGAATCTAATTCTAATACAAAAGCCATTTTATATATTTTGACTGTAAATTAATATGTTAGTATGTTAATATTTTGATGAAAATAAATCGAGAAATATGATAATAATGCTGATATGATAATTTCATATTGTTTTTTCATTTTTAATTATTTTTCATAAAAAAAAGAAATCTATTAATAACAATAGTAATGTTATAATTATGGTTTTTGTGTTAATTTTAATCTTTTAATTTCATCTTCAAGATTTCTAATTTTTGAATAAAGTTCATTTAAACCATCAAAATAAATAAAGTATTCTTTATGAGTTCCTGATACAGCTCCATAACTTTCCTCTTCAATATCAATACATTCTACATGATTAACAAGAATACTAAAATATTTTGAAATTAGTTCTAATTCATATGAATTAGGCTCATGTCTACCAATACAAACTCTTTTGCCAGGAAGAGTTTTAGGATCATGGTTTTGTAAAATATAGTTAATAAGAAATCTAGTACGTTGTTCGAATTCTTTCATTTCTTTAGCGTGTGTTTTTTCTAATTCTTTCATAAGAATATTTCGCAAAGTATTGGATTGATTTGCAATTATTCGTGTCAAATATTCTTCACCAATTACTTGCTTTTGTTCATTTTGATTCATTTTTTTTTATAATTGTAATAAGAATCTTTAAGATAAATAATATTTGAATAAAAAATCAATTTTTTATTCATTGAAATAGGATAATAAACCCAATTTAATAAATCAATCAATATTAATTAAGCAGATTCAATTTGATGTTAATAAAAGTACCTATTAAAGAAATAATAATGATATATTAATATCTTAGTTTTATTCAAATTTAGAAATTGTATTGTGCATCTCTTGATAATCTAGAAAGATTTGCTGCTTGACGACTATGAATTTTATCTACCATTTCTTCTATATTCCAATTTACTGAAATATCTGATTTTCCACCTCCGAAAAATCCTTCATCTTCATCACATGCATAATATGCAAATAAGAAATATACAATAACTAAAATGCAAATAATTATAACAACAAAAACAACAATTTTTGTAGTTGCGTAATTTTGTACAACTTGAGAAGTCGCATTATCCATTATATGTAAATTATCAAATGGTCGTGATATAAAAATATCTTATAAATTGCGTTTATAATATTATCCCAAAGTTTTTTTAGATGAAAAAAATCAAAAAATAAATATTTCTAAATCGTACATAAAACATTTTGAATGCATAACTAATAGATTAATTTTAATTAATTTATATAATTGAATGAATTTAACGTCCTTTAGCAGGACCATTTAATAGAAATTCATCAGTAAATCCAGCTTTACCATGTCCACGGAAACCAGCAGAAGCGCTAGATGCGTTCATATCAGCACCTTCAGCACCAATATTCATAACCTGATCAGATGCTAATTCCTGACCTCCAGAAACTCCCCAGAATACAGGTGGTTCGGATCCTCCTTGGAAACCTGCACCACCTCTACCAACGTTAACCTGATCTTGTTGTTGCAAGCGCAGACCTACACCAGTTCTAATATATTGGGCGTTTGGATTGGTGTAGCTAGCTACGGCAGGTGCAGCAGGTGTAGTAGATGGAGCTAGAACGAATTGTTTTTTGCAGACTAAGTAATAAAATAGTACTAAAAGTACTACGCAAATAAGAGCTACACCCAAAATTGTAACATGAGTGAAACCATTTTGAGGTAAATTTCCATTAACAAAGAAATTATCCATTGTTTTGTATTAAAATGATAATATTATAATATCTTAATAAATTGAATATATTACTTTGATAATAAAAATTAAAAAATTAAATTAAAAATATCGTCAAACAATTATGACTATTTATTGTCTATATTAAAAATATAACAAAAAATAAAAATAAAAATATCGTCAAACAATTATGACTATTTATTGTCTATATTAAAAATATAACAAAAAATAAAAATAAAAATAAAGGTTAATTAATTCTTTAGTGATTCTTTATTTTATTTCTTTTGAAGAATAATTATTATAATTTATATTATCCAATTGAACGAATTCCTAAGGCTTTGGCTCTTTGTGGAATACCAGTTTTAATATTTTTTTCTTCATATTGTACTGTCATCATAAGACCTTGATATTCATCAGTAAATTTATGAGGTTTATTAGTAAATTCTTGATATAATTTTTTTCGAGCTTCAATTGACATACCTTTTGGATCACAATTAAATTCATTACCAGATGCTGTTTTACAAATCCAAATAATTGCATTTTGATTTCTTCCTTTACCACTCGTGTATCCAACTAATTCAAATTCTTCATCATACCAGGGTTTAAGTTTCTGCAAATCTAAACTACGATTTTCTGTTGTTTTATTTTCAGTAGATGTATAATATATACCAGATATATTACGTGACATTAATCCTTCAAATTTAAGATCAATGGCTGCATAATATAATGTTAATAATTCAGCTTTATTTGATACTTTTAATGTTGGTACAAATGTTAAATCACCTATTGTTTCAAAATTAAATGATTTATATGTAGTGATCGATGGATCTCCAATATTTTTTAACAATAATTGCCATTCAGCAAAACTATCAAATGGATATTCATCTTTAAGAAATTCCTGTTCTTCAGTTCGTTTGCCATGAGTTTCAATTGATCCTTTGGAATTATTAAACATTTCAATTGCACGTTTATATTCATGTTCAGCAAGTTTTTTTACAGCTTCAAAATTAAATGGAAAACTTTTAGTTTCAATCTTACCATCTGCAAGTGTTTTTAATGTATTCAAATACTCAACTCTTTCATTAAATGGTAATTTGTCATTACTTGGATCAAAACAATCGAAAATAAAATATCCAACTTTTTTTTGAGAATTCTTTTGTTTGGAATCTGATGAAATTACAGTAGATATGTTAATAGTTGAATTTCTAGACCAACCACTAATTTCATTTAATGGTACATCAAAACCAAAAATTTCTCCATCAATACGTAAACTTTTATTTGCATCCTGATTAAACATCTCGCGCAATGGATATAACAATGCTTGTTTAATTGTCGGAATTCCAGGAATTTCTTTAAGATCTCTTGAATATGTTATAATATCAGTTGAAACTTTTGTATCAGGTTTTGAAAGGAATGATATCATTCTTACACCATTTAATTTAATTTGTGCATAACAAGGAAATGTCATTTTTTCATAATCTTCTTTATATTTAGTCGCAAGCATAGCCCAATAATATGTATTAGCATCTGTAGAAGTTTGTCCTGAACCTAATTCGACAACTGATAATTTGGCATTTTCTTCAAGTCTTTTTAAGAATTTTGATTGCATAGCAATACATCCTTGTTGAACTAGATTACGGTAATTAGATTTTCTACTACCGTTTTTATTTAATGCAGAATTTTTTTCTTCAGTATATGATGGTGGGTAACGACTAATTTTACCATCGGAATATCCTGATTCGATCCAGTATTGAAAATCAGCAGTTGGTAATTCGACTTTGCCAGTAAAGTATTCTTTTTTTAATGGTAATTGAGAATCTGCTGTTACATCCCAATTTTGTCCATAAGCTTGTTGCCCATTTGGTTTAATAAGTCGTCCTTTCATTTGCCATTCACGAACTTTTTTTTCAGTATCTAAACTAAATAATTTTTCAGTTTCAATAGATTGTGAAGTTTGATTGTACCATTTTAAGAATTGTTGAAAATCACTTAAATTACGTTTTGAGCTAGCCATTTTTTTGAATAATATTATGCTGGACAAATATACTGTATTATACTAATAATTATTCAAATTTGATTTAATGAATTAATATTAATGAATTAATATTAATGTTGTATATACTGAATTTTTACATAATAATTCAGATGGTTCTAAAGATTATAGGTTTGACGCATTTGATGAAGATTTTAATGAACCCGAATCCTTTGTTCTTGAATTAATGCCATCCGAAGTAAAACTTATCGAAGAAAAAAATAAGCTTAATAGAATTTACGAACTTAAACTTCTATCATTTCCAATTAAGGAAAATAATAAGATACATACATTTGTCAGATTATTAGTTAAATGACAACGAATGATTTAATGATAATGACTAATTATTTATTAAAAATTCTTTAAATTCAGAAATACGAATATTTGAAAATACCATTGTTTCATTAATAACAATATCTGGATAAATGAATTTTTGTCTATGAATAACACAACATGAACTTTTTTTATCATTTAAAAATTTTTCAAGAATAATTAACGAATACTTATTTGCCCAAGTAACCACTTCAGTTTTAATGATTTTACCATCTTCATTTACACCATGAGAATATTTTGTATTATTAAGTTGAAGATTAATAAATGTAAAAACAATATTTAATTCATCAACAACTTTTTGAATTTCATCATCTTTAATATCATCAGGAAAATATTTCTTAATGTTATTGATATTTAATGAAATTTTAATCTTTGACATCTTATTAACCTTTTAAAGTTTTAATATAGTAAGCATAAAAAATCAATTTTTATAATGAATGAAATAACTAAATTACAAAATCTAAATATTGATCAATCCATAAATGAAGGATTAGAGATATTGTTTTTTCATATGTTAGATGAAACTAAATCAAAATATGGGTTTTATATGTTAAGATATCCACCTGACAAAGAATGGATAATACCTGAATTATATTATAATTCACATGAAACAAGATATATAAACCAATCAATTATTTTGCATTCAGATGTTCTTAATAAATATCATTTGATAAAAAATATTAATTTTATCAATGAAAAAATAATAGATAGTAATTTAAAATGTCTTCAATTACCAGTTACATTATTGCATCCAAATATTCAGATCGTACTTGGGTTCGTTAATTTTGATAATACACACGCTGATAAATTTTTTATTGAAACATTTCATAAATATATGTTATTGTTTTGTATACAATTTTTAAAAAAATATATTGATAATACAATTAATGAAAATAATACAAGTATTATTAGAACACTTGGAAAAATCAAATCTCCTATTCATGAAATAATTGAATCTAAAAATTTAGATAATGTTAAAAAACCAGCATTAACACTAGCAATAATTATTAATGATTTAGTTGATCTTTATAAACTTAAACGCAATAAATTAAAATTAATACGTGAGGAGATTAATATATTCAAATTAATCGCTAGTATTCAAGAAATTGTTGAATTTAAATATATTGTTGATGATATTCCAGAAATATTATTCATTGATCCGAAAAGACTTAAACAGGTTCTTCTTAATTTTATTAATAATGAAAGTTTTGTAGTAATAAGTGCTGAAATGATAATAGATGTGAATGATGATAATACTGAAATAATATGTTGGTCAATTGAATTTAATATTGAGAAACCTGAAACACTTATTGATGAAAGATTATTTATTTCCAAAAAA